GGTAAAGGCATTCATTGCAGCTTGTGTGATGCGGTGTGTGATGAATAATTCCATGATGTAGTTCCTTTTGGTTTGGGTAGGTATTTCTCAATTTCTACAGTCAGTATAAAGGAAGTTGGAAGGGGTGTCAACCATCCATTGAATGAATTTTTGTTATATTAAGAGAAAAGCAATTAGCCTTTCTAATAATTATCATTTTTTCTTCATCACTAATTTTTCTAAAATCACAATAGAATTTGTTTGATTTTTTCATATTGCAATTATTACACAATACTTGCAAATTATCAAAATCAAACTCCAAGTTTGGATAGCGACTTCTAGGAAATATATGATCTATATGACAAGGCCCACCAAGTACACCACACCGCATACATCTCTTTCCATAATTATTAATAACAACTTGTCTTAAATTTTTCCATCTTTTAGACATAAAAAAGTTTTTTTGCTTTTTATTTTTATATTTGTATCGGGTTCTGTGTATATATACTTTTTTGTATTTTCTCGATGGTAATTTATAGTCTTCTTCTTTTGTTAAAGAAACAATCCAAAGAAGAATTTCTATTCTGTTTTTTATTGTTACAGGAAGAAATATATCACATAGTTCTAGTCTTTCAGATACATGATACACATCATCTGAATCAAAAACAAGTCCTTTTCTTTTTTTTAGTATTTTTAGTGCTTTTCTGTATTTCATATTTTTATCCCTTTATGTTGGGTAAAATACTAACACACTAAAAAATTCCTGTCAACAACCACGTTATAAATAGTCATGTGATCAAAATAGCTAGGAATCAGCATGGCAGAAAACGTAGCTCCACCAAATAAACGCGGTCAATATCACCAAGGGATTTATAACATACAAAACCCTGATAAATATTTGGGTGATCCTAGAAAATGCGTTTTTCGGAGCGGCTGGGAAAAGAAGGTATTCAAGAAATTTGACCTCAATCCAAAAGTGGTGGCATGGGGGGCAGAAATTATAGAAATTCCTTATGTTTCTCCTAAGACTAACAGAGTTCATCGTTATTATCCAGATGTTTTTGTGGTTGCAGATAATAACGGGGTAAGAGTTATTACACTGATTGAAATCAAACCCCTTAGAGAAACACAGCTTCCAAAGGCTAAAGGTAAGAAAAAAGAAAGATACTTGAACGAAGTCATCACTTACCACGTTAACAAAGCAAAATGGAAAGCAGCAACAGCCTATTGTAAAAACAAAGGTTGGGTATTTAAAATTATGACGGAGGTTGAGATTCAACCATGAGTATATCATCAAGTATGTTTAAAAAGCTGGATAATGATCTGGATAATGAAAACAGAAATAAGCGAGGCGCTTACAGCGTACTTTCTTTTCCACAAGACATTGATATCAATGGCACACGAAATGTCATGTTCATTAACATCAATGTGGTTGAAGGCTCACAATACGCTGGTAAAAAATATAAAATTGTTGATGGTGAAGTTCCAGTTTATCAACAATCATCGTCAGGAAGCCTTGCCCGTAAGATGAAAGGTTCGACAAGACGTATTGATAAAAGCATTGCGTTGTATATTCCTAATAACATTCAGACAGCGTATGGTGCAGATTGGAACACAACCAATCTAGAGACTGTTGGTAGTGTCTTTGATGCAGCTACAAGCATTGGTGACTTGTCAGGTACACAGTCGTGGAAATCCATGTGGGAAGCTGCAAAGACTGTTGCACCAGATGCTTTGTTAAACACACTTGCAGGTGCGACACAAACACTTACCGGTGTCAACACAAAAGACGCAAAGCAAGCATATACAAGAAGCATATCTAACCCCTATACAGAGGTTATTTTTAACGGGGTACAGAACAGGTCATTCAGTTTCACCTTCAAATTTATCCCAAAATCAGAAGAAGAGCAAAAGATTATCAAAAATATTATTGATCTTTTGAAATTTCATCGCGCACCAGAAATTAAGTACGGAAATGTCAATAATTACATGAAATTCCCATCGGAATTTGATATTTCTTTTTTAAACAAAGGAACAGAAAACGAATTTCTTTTTAAAGTGTCTACCTGTGCATTAACAAACATGAGCGTATCATACGGGGGTGATAATACCTTTTCAACATACACAGATGGTTCGCCATTCTTTACAGAACTAACGCTTGAATTTTTCGAGCTTGAAACGCTTTCAAAACAAAGACATACGGAAGGATTTTAAGATGGCTTATTTTAAAAAGTTTCCGATTATACTGAATTATTTGATGGGTGGTAATTCTTACACAGTGGTTGATGTTGCAAAGCGATCCTTTTACATCAATCCACTTTTTAAAAACCCTAGCTACTATATTGAGTATGACTTAAAAGAAGGGGATACTCCTGTTATACTGGCTGATAAGCTTTATGATGATGTGGAATTAGCATGGGTGATTCTCCACTTCAACGAGATTGTTGATTATTATAATGAATGGCCCATGGAACAAGAATCACTCGTTCAGTATATTGTAAATACTTATGACGATCCGTATGCAAGACACCACAGTGTAAGTATCCAGACAGGGAATTTTGTTCAGGTTGAACACCCTGCTTATGACAGATTGGATGTTAGCAATTACGAATATGAAACAGAAATGAACGATGAAAAAAGAAGTATTCGTTTGATTCGAACAGACTATATTGGTGATTACGTCAATATGCATGACGAGGAAGCTGAAAGGCTATGAAGTATACACAAAATGGTTCGTATGTTCTTAAAAAGTTAGAACTGCAATTTGATGATGGTGTTGCTCATAACCTGATACCATTGTTTATGGATGTTTCTATCTATGAATCCATGTTCAGTGTTGGTATGTCTGGAAATATCACAATCATGGATACCAATTCAATTTACAATGAAAACTTTCTAGGGAACGGCGAACGTGTTGAGATTGTTTTTGAAACATCTGGAACCAACAAAGAAATTTCAGTCAGTGGAATTGTGTATAAGTGTTCACCACCAACACGCATTAACGAACACACATCGGGGTTGCTTTTAAATTTTTGTTCAGATGAAATTATTAACAATTCAAGAACACGAGTCACCAAATCATATAATGATGTGTGTTCTAATATTGTCAAGTCTCTTCATGAAAAAATTTCGACTAAGAAATTGATAAGCGTAGAAACAAAAGAAATTAATCACTTTGTAGGGGCTAATCAAAACCCGATTCAGGTCATTGCTAATTTGTCGCGCCGTTCCATGTCAGTTAACAATGAAAGCGGGTATCTTTACTTTGAGAACAATCAACAATTTTGTTATTTGCCTATTGAATATTTGTACAAGCAAGACCCAGTAACACAGTACAAATATAAGACAGCCAACATTTATTATGATGTTTCAAAAAAAGAAGAAGAATCATTTTCAGCCATTCAAGATTATTCTATTATTGATGTCCCTGATTTCATGCAACAGATTGATGATGGTGTGTTGGGTTCAAGTAGCACAAACTTAAATTTGCTTGAAAAAAGCTTCTACAAAAGTGAATATGACAATATAAGCCAGTTTAACAAAACAAATTCGCTGGCAAAGACTCCAAACCTTAATAATGAGCTAGTAAATAACAAGAACACAGACAAACTTTATACCTATGTTGATGATTTTCAGAAACCTTTTCAGAACTTTAGGTTAAAAAATATCAACACTATTTTAAACACACAGAGATATGCGGCAAGAATAACCGTGTTTGGTGATACAAACAACGTGTGTGGAAGCATCATTATTTGTGCTTTGCCAGTGTGGGGTACAGAAGCTAACAAAGGAAAAATCCCAGACCCCTATTCTGGTAAGTTTCTTGTAGCTGAAATAAAACACACACTAAAAAGAACTCAATACACACAAACTATGAAATTAGTTAAAGACGCATTTGAGGTTGGTAAATGATAGGAACGCCGTTTATTCCATTCTGGGGCTTTGTAGAGGACGTGAACGACCCAGAAAAATTAGGTAGAGTTCGGGTCAGGGTAGTCTCTTATCACTCTGAGAATGCGTCAGAATTGCCCACAAGCCAATTGAAGTGGTTCATGTGTGTGGTCAACAATTCCGAATCACAAAATGGCATAGGAACAAACCCAAAATATAATATTGGGTCTATGGTGTTTGGTTATTTTATTGATCAGACATTACAAAACGGAATGATTATTGGTTCTTTGAACGGTATACCTGATGGTATAAACGATATCAACAAGCTTGCCAGAAATGAAGACATTGATGAAACAATTGTCAAGAAAAAGAAAGACAGTGTACGCAATAACGTAAATACAACCAAATCAACATGGTCAGAACCAGAAACACCTTATAACAGTGTATATCCAAACAACAAAGTAACAGAATCAAATTCGGGACACACGTTTGAAACAGATGATACAGAAGGTGCTGAAAGACTTCATGTATATCATAAAACAGGAACATTTTATGAAATACACCCAAATGGATCACAGGTAGTTAAGGTTGTCAAGGATGATTATTCTATTGTGATGGGTGATGATTACGTTTGTATCGAGGGAAATGTATCTAAATATGTTGGTGGTAATGATGATTTAGTTGTTAATGGTAGTCAAGATGTCACCATTGCAAAAACTAGAACACATGATGTAGAGGGTAAAGATACACTAAGAGCGCCAGAAATTCAACTTGGTGAAGATGCTGCTGTTGAACCTTCTGTACTAGGCGACAAATTAGCATTATGGATTGTAAGTGAATTGGTGCCTTGGTTAAATAACCATACACACATCGGCAACATTGGCTTCCCCACAAGTCCAGCCGCAACTGGTACACTAGGCCCATTTGTTCCCGGTACTGGTGCTAAGGGCGGTGCTGTCTATTCAAAGGTAAACACAAATCAATAATGCTTACTCCAAATACATTCTCATATAGTTTTGAATCATTCATGAACAACTACATATCACTGGTTCAACCGGAAAAGCCTGATGATTGGGATGATGTTGTTGATGAGTTTACGCCAGACAAAAACAAGTTTGTTTCAAAAACAAATGACGATGGAAGTATCACACAACCAGTGGGTGATTATCCATCTTCTTTTGCATCATCGTATGAAGAATATTCATTAGAGGGGGTTGTGCTTGGTTCTGTGCATGGCGCACAACAACCAATAATAATAGAATCCTTTATGAGAACTTTTAGTAATTCTATTATTGATTTTGCAACAGCACTTGCTAATTACTGGGGAACCGTTCTTGTAATAAACGGATTACCTTTACATGGTGGTGTGTCTGTTATATCTGTAGTTAATGATGCGCCTTCTAAAATTGCAGCATTTCAGGATGCAATTTTAGCAAGCATTACAACTGAGTATAAATATCCTGTGATGAACCATTTAATGGAAAATATAGAAGCCATAGCATTACCACAAGTAACGTGGATAGTAACAGAAATGATGCCAAATGGCAGTCCTGCATCATTTCCAGAAAAGGTTTTTTAGTATGCGCCGTGATATAGATATTTCTTTTACAACACACCCACTAACAGGCGATCTGGCTACTAAGTCTGGTGTGGCTGCAATCAATCAGTCGCTTCGAAACATCGTACTCACTAATTTTTACGAACGTGGGTATTTTGTGGAGTACGGAACAAATGTAAAATCTTCTTTGTTTGAAAATAATGTAGGTGATGTATTTTTTCAGGGTATTCGACAAAACGTTATTCGTGCTATTGAAAACTTTGAACCGCAAGTAGAAATTATTGAGGTTGAAGTTTTCACTCCTGATGACCCTAACGCAATCACCATAAACATTTACTATTCTGTTATAAATACATTAGAAGAACAACAATTAAGCATTAATTTTTAAAAAAGGT